ATCTGGATGACCATACTTCCAATCATTATCGGCCTTGTTATTGGTTATGGTTACATTGTTCTGCTGGCCAACATTCCACACCTTAGATGAATCGTCGTCGTAAGCAATCATGCCATCGCATTTCCCACGATGCGGGTCTGAAGTGCTAGACGCTGCCTGGTAACCTTCACAAGAGATCTCAATTGACCAGGTACCTTCAGGCACTGGATATACAAACATTGGAATGGCCTCAACAGAATTTTGTGAGTACCATTTTGCATCTATGTTTGTCCAACTGGAATTTTCATCTTCGATGTATCTGATCCTCTGATTCCGGACGGAATATAAGGAAATACTGTCGGAAGACTGTCTGGCACTAATAAGTGTAGACAACGTACCGGTGTACGCGATAAATCTCTCGTGTTTGGCTGGCGTTGGTTCAGGTGTTGGTGTTGGTTGGGGTGCTGGGTCTGGACCTGGTTTCGGACCCGGTTCTCCGTCTACCTATTTAGCATTCTGCGTTAGGACATTGATCGAGATCTTGAAGGAGCCTGCGATCTTGGACTCTCCGTTCCCTTTATAGTGGATCTTGAATTGATCCTCACTGGTATCATGCCATTCGAGGCCATTGATAGCTCTGGTTGGGAAACGTTTCGAACCGCTCTTTGTGATACTGAATTTATTGAGTAGCGATTGAATTTCGGAGTACTTGCAGTGTGGGTCAAGTTCATAAGCGATGGAACCTGACGAGGTGGAAGAGGCCTCGGTGATGAACTGTAATAAGACACTCGTGATCTTATATTCATGGTAGGCCTTGAGTATTCCATCAGAGAATGGCTTGCATTCTGATAAAGACGGCCCGAAAGTGATACTTCCCTTGGAACTACCATTGATGCCGTCCTTTGAAAACACGAATGTGTGAGCCTTGCCTGATCCTCCGGAAATATAGCTTCCTCCTCTATTATTTCTCCTTCGTCGTCGTTGTCGTCCTCTGCGTTGTGGTCGGCTGGTGGCCGTTGGAATAGCCATGAGCTGAACTCGTGGAGCGCGTCTTGCTGCCCTACGATTGCGTCGTCGTTGTATTGCGACATTGCTAACCGCGACCATACTCGTTTATTATCTCGCGCAGATTCTTTGAAATTTTTAGGTAGACAAAATAAATTGCCAATATTGATACAGGGATGCTGGAAATAAATCCAGAAGCAAAACCTGATAGGAATTTGTAATCCGTTGCAATTTATCGGTATGTACTAGCGTAATCTAATAGACTAACTACTACTAATATTATTACTACTATGGTTACTATGAGTGCTTCTATTTTGAAAGTATTGGTAGCGACACAGAGTTTCGTGCTACACTCGCAATTGAAAGCAAAGTTTTATCTAGTAAAGGCGTCAATCTCTTTACACCACGGGGTTCGATATGGACCAACAGATTGTCGAAATATCGTTCAACAAGGACCTGTGTCTGTGGGTCAACCCCGTTGGACTCCCAATAACTCAACCTATTATCCATAGTTATTGGTTCATCAACTCGCTCTTTCCTGAGCCCGAGTTTGTCCTGTGTTCCAAAAGAGACAATTCTTTCTATTGCTTCTTGCGATACTTTCTTGTACCCTGACGCTTTAAATAGGCATTTGTGGTAAGCGTCAAGAACAGGTACACCACTATTCAAGATCATACCGCACTGTGCGGTAGCACTCATGAAAGTTTTGACATCTTCAGCTGATGCCATGGAAATGAGGGAATGGGCGTCTTTGGATATGCTCT